TTTGAAAATATTTTTGACACGTGGTCAAAAGTACAATCATTCCCGTTTTATAACGTGGTAAAATACTCTAAAGGTAAATACGGTTTAGAAATCGGTTTAGCTGGCTACAATAAAGAAAACGTACTTGTAGAAGTTAAAGATGGTATCCTAACTATTGAAGGTAAAGTAAACGATAAAAGCGTTGATTACGTTCAAAAAGGTTTAGCTTTTAGAAAATTTTTCAAACAGTTTGAATTAGCTAAAGATGTAATAGTTGATGAAGCTGAAATGAAAGATGGATTACTTAAAATTAAATTTGGTTATAATGAACCAAAAGAGATTGAAGGTGTAAAAATAGAGGTAAAGTAATGACGCCTTATACACCATGCGAAAATGATTGGTTATCTAAATCCAATCTTTTAATTCTTCGCCCATAACTTCAGTGGCGATATTAATCTTAGATCGAAGGGCTTTGACGATTTTTTCGTCAATAGTCCCTTCGGCTATAATATCAATATAAGTCATATTATTAGTTTGACCTATACGATCAATTCTAGCTTCAGATTGAGTTCTTTTTTCTAAATCATATCCATTAGAATAATAAATCATTGTACTTGCACCTGTTAATGTAATACCATATCCTCCTGTTTGTGGAGTGCCGACGATAAAGCGCACCGAGCTTTTCGGATCTTGAATCTTTTTGATTGCTATCTGTCTATCCTCCACAGATGTATCACCAAAGTAAGTTACAACGGAATTATCTCCGTATTCTTTTTTTATTGCTTCAACAATAACTTGAATATCATATCTATAGTGTGCCCATATAACTGCTTTACCTTCCATTTCAGATAAAACATCCATAAGTTCTTCTAATCTAGAAGATTTTAAAGTTTGTATTTTTCCATCATCAGATTTAAAATGACCACAAGTAATTTGATGCAATCTCATTAATTGAGATAATACTGTAGCACTTGTCATTAATTTTCCATCTAATAAAGCAAGAGCAGTTTCTTTCATTTGTTTGTAAACTTTTTTCTGTTCATCACTTAATTGAATAATTCTTTTCATATAAGTTTTAGGAGGAAGATCTAAACAATCATCTTTTAAAACTCTATAAGAAAAGAATTTTATTTTATCTGAAAGTTCACCAAGATTTCTATAACCAACAACTATTTCAACTTGTCTTCCACTTACATTTATTTTTCTAGTTAAAGCATATTTAGTTCTAAAACTATAATAAGAAGATTGTTCTAATAGATATGGATCTAAAAATTGACATTGACTATATAAATCTAATGGAGATTTTGTAACTGGGGATCCAGTTAATATTCTTCTGTATTTAGAATATTTAGCCAACGATAATATATTTTTTGTTCTTTTAGCGCTAGGATTTTTTATTGTTGTAGATTCATCTATTCCAATTAAAGCTCTATGCGCTGATAAAAATTTAAGAGCATATTGATATCCTTTAATAGTAGAAAATGCTTCCACATTCATAATTAATATATTAAGATCTTCGGTCGATTTAAATACCACCTCACTCATTTTTTTAATTTGACTTGCGCTAGGAGCTTCCCAAATAACTGTATTATGTTCAATGTGATCTGGCATATGATTTGGAATTTCAGCATCATACCAATTTGAATAAACACCTTTAGGAGCAATAATAAGAGCTCCATTAATTTTTCCTTTATCATAAAGCATGGCAATATTATCTACTAATACTTTAGATTTACCTGTCCCCATTTCCATGAAATAAGCAAAAACTTCTTTATCCCAAGACATTTCCAATGCTTTTAATTGATGAGCAAATGGTTTACTTTTAAATTTATAATGCATAATAGTTTCTTCTTTCTATTGATTAGCTTATCATATTAATATAGTAGTTGTCAAGAAAGATGGAAAAAAATACAGTTTACGTAATTCAAGATATTCCTGGGACAAGAGAAGGACGTCCTAAAATAAATATTATTGGAGCTTCTCAATTTGGGGAATTAAAAGTTTTATTACCTGAGAATGCACAAATAATATTAAGTGCAGGACCTGTTGTATTTAAGTTACGCAAGTTGTTGCAAAATTACAAGTCTACAGATTATTTACTACTTACAGGTGATCCAGCAATTATTGGCGTGACATGTTCAATTGTTTCTGATATCACAAATGGGAAATATAAATTATTAAAATGGGATAAACAAGAAAGGAGATATTATCCAATTGAAATTGATTTGTACCAAAAAGAATCAAGCACTTGACAAACGTAATTTAAAGGATTATAATATACAGAATAGAAAGGTTATAAAATGACACAAATAAATTTTGAAGATGATAGAGTAGAATCGGTTACACAAATAGATTCAGCAAAAACTTTATCCGATAAAGTTTTAAAGTTAAAAGATCTAGAAGATGAAATTGCTAACGCAGAAGAAAGTATTAATAAATTAAAAGAACAAGCTAGAATACTTTCTCAATTTGAAATTCCTGCAATGATGCAGGATATGCATATTACAAAATTAAAGCTTAAAGATGGTGAGTCTGTAGAAGTAAAACCTTTTTACAGTGCATCTATTACTCCTGAAAATCAGGATAAGGCTTTTGAATGGCTTCGTAACAACGGTCTAGGTGATATTATTAAAAATGATATCACAGTTACCTTTGGTCGTGGCGAAGATAACAAGGCGGCAGAATACGCTGTCCTTGCGCGAGGTCAGGGATTTGAACCCGTCCAGAAAGTTGGTGTTCATTCTCAGACACTCAAGGCTGTCGTTAGAGAGCGTCTCGAATCTGGACAAGAGATGCCCTCTGACATATTTAAAACGTTTGCAGGTAACCAAACAAAAATAACAAGGAGATAATCGAAAATGGAAACGAGAAACGAGAAACAAGTAGCAATAAAGAAAGCTGCACCATTGCCTTCATCAATATTGTTTGAAAGCGATGCACATGCAGGTTTTGAGAATGTAAAGACAGGAAGTCTTGCTTTACCTATCTTAAAACTATTACAAAATGGTTCTGCTGAAGCACAAAAGCGTAATCAAGCTTATGTAGAAGGAGCTGAACCAGGAATGCTATTAAATACTGTAACTAAAAAAGTATATGATGGCACAAAAGGAATAGATGTTATTCCTTGTCACTATAAATTAGAGTATCAAGAATGGTCAGATTTTGGAACAGGCTCAGGAAGACCTGAACAAATCTATCCGGATACTTCTGATATATTGTCTAAAACAACAAAAGATCAATTTGGTAAAGATAGATTACCTAACAATAATTATATCCTTACAGTTGGTCAGCATTTTGTTTTAATAGTAGATAGCAATGGTTCTACGGAATCTGCTCTTATATCTATGAGTTCATCTCAAGGTAAAATTAGTAGAAAATGGAATGCTATGATGATGTCGATTACTATGGATGGAAAAAATGGTCCATATACTCCTCCATCATTTAGTCATATTTACAAAATCAATACTGTATTGAATTCCGGAAAAGGAAATCAATGGTATGGATACAACATACAAAAAGTTGGTCCTGTAAATGATGCCGCTATCTATGAAAGAGCAAAACAGTTCTATCAAAGTTTAGCAAATAATAAGTAGTTAGTTAGACAGGGTGATAGAAATATCACCCTGTAACATTGAGAGTGGAAAAGTGTTAAAGAAATTTAAAGAGATATTTTCTGGTTTAGAAACTTCTTATGGTATAACAACCATGACAGGTGAAATCAGAGACGATGGCAAAAACGAAGCAGAATCAAAAGTAGTTCATAAACCTGTTACTGATGAATTGTGGAAAAAACATTTAGATGGTTTATTTCCTGCATTAGGAATTATGCCTATAAGAGCTGATAATAAATGTAAATGGGGATGTATAGATATAGATGTTTATGATTTAAATCATAAAGAATTAATAGATAAAATAAAACAAAAGAATTTACCTTTAGTAGTTTTTAAATCTAAATCAGGTGGTGCGCATGTATTTTTATTTTGTAAAGAATATGTAGCAGCTTCTTTAGTAAGACAAAAATTAAAAGCTATGGCAGCTTTAATTGGTCATTCTAATAGAGAACTGTATCCTAAACAAGATTATGTCAGAGCTGATAAAGGTCAAGTAGGTAGTTGGTTAAACGTACCTTATCACGGTGGAGATAAATCAGTTAGATGTGCTTTAGATGATAATGCTACACCATTAAGTTTAGAAAAATTTTTTAAGGTATATGATAGTATATCATTAACAGAAAAAGATTTAATTCATTCTAAAATAATTCCAACAAAAGAAGATGATAATGATTTATTAAAAGGAGCTCCTCCTTGTTTAATTACTTTATTATCTGATGGTGTTCCAAAAGGTAAAAGAAATGACACTATGTTTAATGTTGGTGTTTATTTAAGAAAAAGATTTCCAAAAGAATGGAAAGGTAAAATGAATGTTTATAATCAACAGTTCATGAAACCACCATTAGACGATAAAGAAATAGAAGATGCAACTGAATCATTAAATAAAAAAGAATATAGATATAAATGTAAACAAGAACCTATATTAAGTTTTTGTGAATCTAAAATTTGTGTCAAAAGAGAATTTGGTGTTGGAGATAATGTTCCTCCACCAGAAATAACACGTATAGAAAAATTTCCATCAGATCCTCCGATTTATATAGTTACTATTGATGGTAAACAAGTTGAGGTAGATAAAACAACTCTTCATGACTTTGAAAAATTTTCAATAGAAGCAATGGATCAATTACATCAAGTATTACTTCCTATGGGAAAGATTATTTGGAGAAAAATATTAAATAAGATTATGGGAAGCAAAGATACTTATGAAGTATTACCAGCTCCTGAAACAACTAAAATTGATTATCAATTTAAAGAATTATTAGCTGATTTTATAAATAAAGCTCCTGGAAAAGAATTAAAAGATATTAAATTAAATAAACCTTTTACAGAAGATGGATTTACTTATTTTAAAAATCAAGCATTACAACAATATCTTGGAAGACATAAACATTTTACCCTTGCAAAAAATAAAACACAGAAAATGTTAGAAGATATATTTAAAGCAGTTGAACATCATCCAAAAATAGATGGTAAGACAGTTAGAGTTTGGAAAATGCCTACAATAGATTTAGATAAACCAATCATAAGAGATTCTAAATTAAAGGATGTACCATTTAAATGAAACGAATAATTATACCTGGTCCTCCTGGAACAGGGAAAACACATCATTTGGTTAATCATTATTTAAATAAAGAATTAAATGAATATAAAACTTTACCGGATAAAATTGCTTATCTTACATTTAGTAATGCTGCAGCTGATGAAGCTAAAAGAAGAATATTATCAACTTATCCAATGGTAAAAGAATTTCCATATATTTGTACAATGCACTCTCTTGGAACAAGACAATTAAATATAGATACAAATATACAATTATTAAAAGATGAAAAATGGAACGCATTTAAAAATTTTTCACAAATATGTAATGATTTGTCTTTTGAAACAGAAGAAGATCCTTACACAGAAACGCTAAGATATAAAAATGATCATATGAAGATTATTGAATATTCAAGATCAAGAAAAATAGATATTGATACTGCAGCTACAGAACTAGGATTAGAATATAAAGTAGATGTATGGTTAACCGCTCAAATAGAATCTGATTTAAAGTCTTATAAAAGAGATACCGGAATGATTGAGTATTCCGATATGATAAAACAGTTCATTGAAAAAGATAAATGTCCTCCACTCGATGTTGTCTTTTTGGATGAAGCACAGGATCTGAATCCTCTGCAATGGGATATGTTTAATTACATCGAATCACGATGTGAACGATCTTATATTGCAGGGGATGACGATCAAACGATATATACGTTTCAAGGTGCTGATCCTAATATATTTATAAATTTAAAAGGAGAATTAGATCCTAGAGTTGAATCAAGAAGATGTCCAAGAGCTATACATAAAAAAGCATTAGATATTTTACAACATGTAGAGCATAGATTAATTAAAAGTTGGCTTCCAAGAGATGCAGAAGGAAAGGTTTTTGAAAATCATTCATTAGATAATATTGATTTTAACAAAGGTGAATGGATGATTATTGCAAGAACTAACAAAATGTTAAATCCAATCAAAGCTCACTTAACATCTTTAAATTTAAGATTTGAAAGTAAAACAAATTTTTTATTATCTGCAGAATTATTACAAGCATATCAAGTATGGACCAGGTTAAATAAAGGTGCAACGGTTGGAGCAGAAGAAGCAAAATCTGTTTATAAAGTTTTAAATTGCAATATGAAACATGTAAAATATGGTTGTTCTAGCGGAAAATCGTTAGATACTGTAGATTTTGTAGATATAGATGATTTAATGCTTAATCACGGGCTTCTAGTGACGGGAAGCTGGGAACAATTAAATTTTAAAGAAGATACAAAAAATTATATTAAGTCATTATTAGAAAACGGTGATGATTTAATGAAGCCGGCTAGAATTAAAGTATCCACAATACATGGTGTAAAAGGTGAAGAATGTGAAAATGTTGTTTTATTTACTGGTCTAGAAAAGATCATACATGACTCAGCATTAAACAATGCTGATCCAGAACACAGATTATTTTTTGTGGGTGTAACAAGAGCAAAAGAAAACTTATATATCATCGAACCTAGTGAAGATGATTATGAAAACTATAAACCAGGAGAACCAATAGTATGAGTAACAAAACATTTTTTAGACAAGTAGGAGGAGCTCATTATAAAAAATATAAAATACAGCCTTCTAGATTTATCAATGATAATAAGATACTGTTTGCAGAAGGTAATGCAATTAAGTATATCTGCAGGCATCAAGACAAAGGTAAAAAACAAGATATTTTAAAAGCAATACATTATTTAGAAATGATAATAGAAAGAGATTACCAAGAATGATGTTTGAGGCACAAAAAGAATGGATTTGTCCTGAAAATTTTCCTGATTTAAAAGGATACAAGTATATAGCAATTGACTTAGAAACAAAAGATCCTGATCTTAAATCAAGAGGATCTGGTGCAATTATAGGTAATGGAGAGATTGTAGGTATTGCTGTAGCAGTTGATGGATGGTCTGCATATTATCCGATAGCCCACGAAGGTGGTGGAAATTTAGAAAAAGAAAAAGTTTTAAGTTGGATAAAAGAAGTTTGTGCTTCGGATAATGTAAAAATATTTCACAATGCAATGTATGACGTATGTTGGTTAAGAGCATATGGTATACAAATTAATGGTGTTATTATTGATACAATGGTTATGGCATCTTTAATTGATGAAAATAGATTATGGTATTCATTAAATAGTATATCTTTTGATTATTTAGGAGAAACTAAGGATGAAAAATCATTGAACGAAGCTGCAGCATCCTGGGGAATAGATGCTAAAGCTGAAATGTATAAACTTCCTGCAATGTATGTTGGAACTTATGCTGAGAAAGATGCT